AAGTGGTTGTTTTCTTTTTTGCAGTAGTAGTTGTAGAACGTTTACGAGTTGCAGGTTTCTTAGCAACAGTAGCTTTTTCTTCTTCTACTTTTTTAATCTGATCTTGAAGCTTAAGAGATACTTCAATTTGTTTATTTAATTCTTCTTGTTTATCTTTAGCAGCTTTTTCTGCAATTTCAATCTTACCTACAATTTCTTCTTTCTCTTTTTTAATAGCTTCAATTTCTTCTGTAAGAGCTTCAATGGTTTTGTTCAATTCTTCAATTTCATTTTGAGCTTTTACCAATTTACTTTTTCTTGTCAATCCTAACATGTGATTCTCTCCTTTAAAAAAATATAAAATAAAATTATTTTATTGTCTTAGATCTGATTATTCTGAAGGAGGTTGCACGGGACTATTTGCTGGAGCTGCATGCAAACCTACTATAGTGTATCCAGGCTCATTGGTTGCCGAAATTCTGACTGGTTCTCCGTAAGGAACTCGTACTGTTGTTCCATTAGCTGCTATATTGTTTATCATTATTGTAGCCCCTCTGGATGCACTTACATTAAAATTTACGTAATATTGTTTGATATCTTCAATAAAGTATATACCACCAATATAGTTTATCTTAAGAATTATAAAACCATTAGTCTTAATAATATCATTATTCAATGCTTCTAAAGAGGAGTATTTAGATTCTCTATTAAATACTACAGAGGCGGCACCGGTTCCAAATGCTATTTTAGAATTGCCATAAGTTTTAATAATTATCGTAAACAAAGCAGTACCTTCTAAATTATGAGCATTAAATCTATCATTTTGTTCTGATGGGTTTTCTTTAGGGAATACAGGAATAATACTATTCACATCTAATGTTCCAGGAAGATTAATAGTAATAGTACTCGGTGTGCTTGCATCTGTAGATCCAACTACGCCATAAGTAGTACATCTAGATCTTCTAGTTACATTATCAGCGAAAGTACTAGATACTACAAGATTTTCAGAAATGTCCAATGTTCCAGTTGTAGGAGAAGTATATGCTGGGTGTACATCGATATTATTAATAAAATCCATATATTGAATATCTTGTTTTAAATCCGATACTTTCTTGGGAAGTTCTGCTTTAGTAGCATAATTAGTAAGATCAAGAGATTGGCTTTGTCCTCCTAAACGTTCCCAGTTATTATTTACATGGATATATTCATCATACATATTTTCCCCAGATCCACTGCCTCTTACAAGATAGATAGTAGCATCATCTATATTAGAAGTGGGGAGAGCTGTTACTACTTCTATTTTGAAATTAGGAATCTTTTTAATAAGATCATTAATTTCTTTCTTTGTGTAGGCATCTATATTTACAACTTTATTTACAGGAAACAGTTCTTTACCAGCTAAATTTATCTTTTCAATCTTATTAGCTTGAGCAGACATTTCTACAGTAGAAAGCTTTCCTTTTTCTTCTTCTGTAAAATTGCTTTCAGATAATCCCATTCCAGGGGATTTAGCAACAAAGATGCGTCTACATTCCGAAAGGAATGTTTTTAAATTATCTAAATTAAGAAATTTACTCATTATGAATAATATTCCTTTCTATATATTAAATTTGGAAAAAGTCAGGTACTGATTCAGACGGAGCAAGAATAATATTTACAGCAAAGTTATCTAATTCTCCATCATTATTATTTAAGAAATTATATCTAGAAAAGCTATTACCGATATCATCAATATTACCAGTATATACTAAAGATCCTGCAGATGCTCTTGATATATTACAATATTTATAAGCAAACTTAACTACATTATCTTTACCAGGAACCTTATAAGGTACTTCTACGATAATAGTAACAACATTTCCAAGATTTCCTGAATTGGTTTTGAAAGTTACATTGACTCTAAATGATTGACCATTTTCAACTAAAGAAATAGATTTTATTTCTTCTGTCATATTCAATCGTTTATCAATGTTATAATAGCTTACTAAGTTATTATCAAAGATAGCACTCAATTTAATAGCTTTCTTAAATCCATCTTTAAGAGTATAAGTAGTATCACCAACTACATTATCTACTATACTATCAAGTTTATCTGATGTAAATACACCATTAGGAATAAGATCAGCAGTATCTTTGTTCTTATAAATCTTCAATCCTAATTTATCAATATCTAAATTTCTATCCAATTTATTTAATTCATAAGAGATTTTATAATTAGGAATAGAAATAATCTTATCAACTCTATACAATTCAATTTTAATAGGGTCACCATTATTAATAGTAAAATCTTTGGTTATATTTGTTTCACCAATACTAGATTTTTCATTATTAATAGTATTTACAAATCTCATTGCATAGTTAGGCATGATAGTATCATAAACTCTACTAATAGAAACAGAAGTAGTATTAAACAATGCTAATATTTCATCATTATTATATGCTTCTCCACTACCAATATTGATACTTTGAGATCCATCAAAACTAACTCCATTAATAGTTACAGGATGAGCTAATTTATTAGCAGTCACCGCATTAGCAATTTCTTGAACTGTCCAATCTGTATCTGATGTAGTTGGGTTGTTATTTTGATTAGATAAAATATATTCTTTTCTATCATCTAATACATATACACTCATTCCAACCTTACGTTTACTTAAAGGAATTTGGTTTCTTTCAGTTCTAGTTCTAACAATAAACCTCCCTCCTTTAACTTCATTAGAATCTGTTACAGGAAGAGGACCAGAATTTTCAATGAGAAGATTTTGATTATTCACATTCATTATAAATTTATTTACTTCACTCATTGATTTATTTACCTCCAATCAAAGTTAATTAATATAATGTGAAAATAAATAAAATAGAGTAAGTGGATAACCCACTTACTCTATTAAAAATTAGATTATAAAACAATATTTAAATACAAACCAGTTGTAATATTAGTATTAGAAATGAAGTAATAAACATCATATTTCTTATATGCTTCTTTAGTAATCTTTTCTTCAGGGTATTTATGAACAATCTGTCTTTGATAATCCATAAATACTCCTATACTTTCTACTCCATTAGTTAATTCTTTAGGTAAAATAAAGAATACTGTGTTAAAATCAGTATGAACAGTTTTCCCTCTTAAAATATTAGTTTCAAGAATATTTAAAGAAATTGTTCTTGCTGCATTTCCCTCAACAATGTTTGATATATTTTCAAAACCCTTTCTATTAATGAGAATATCAGATGATGATGAAAAATCAGAAAGTTCTAATAAAGATTCAGCATTTACTTTGGTAGAATTGGGAATATAATCTCCATTATATTGTTCATATGTTCCATCACCATTTGTTCTACTAGCAACAGGGAACAAACCAGAAGCAACATACATCTGAATTTTATCAGATTTTTCTTTTTCTCTTAAAATATCATCATCAATAGCTCTAATATATATTTCTAATTCTTTAAATACTGAGGAGTTAACCCCTTCTGTAGAGCTAGAAGGATTGTACGGTAATATTACTTTAGCAACAAAAGAGTTATCCCCAAGAGGGAAATTGCCATTAGATGTAGTAGAATATGTAAGCTTAAAGCAAGTAGAGTCGTTGAAAGTATCAACACTACATGTTGAATTCATAGATCCATCAAGAGATTCAAATTTAAGAGGATGAGAACTTGCATCAGTTGAATTCAAGATACTACTATTATCCAAATCAAAATCTTTAGGTAAAGAAATAGGATTGGTTACTTTATCAAAGATAAAATAAACTGTATTGTTATTAGAATCACGATCTACTTTAAGAATATTAATATGAAGTGCATCTAATTTATTAAGAATATCTACTTCTTTATTGATAGTGTCTAATTTAGCAAGTTTAGTCTGATCTTGTTCAGATAACCCATGAATAGCTTGAACTTCTTCTTTAGTAGCAAATTTGTTATCAAGTAAATTGTTTTTGATATCTACATAATTTTCAGTAGCATATCCACCCATTCTGGTTTCAAGTTCTTCTACTTTAGATTTTTGTGCATAAGTATTATTAACTTCAACTTTATATGAGCTAAATGTACCATCTTCTACAAAAGTCTTATTATTAAGATTATCAACTATATTCTTAACTGGATTAAATTCTGTTTTAGTAACAAACTTGCTTTCATTATTAGCTATATGAGAATCGTATACATCTTTTCTTACAAATGTACCATTAATAGTATCTGTTACTTCTTTTGCTGCATTAGCTGCAGTTTCAATAGTATCGATCTTAGCGATCTTAGCTTTATCTTCAGAACTCAAACCATCTGCTTTAGCAGCAAACTTACCTTCTGCTTCAGATTTATAAGTACTGAATGCAGAATCTTCTACAAAGGTTTTACCACTAAGAGTATCAGTTACTGCTTTGGCTGCATTAGCTTTAGCTTCGATTCCGTCGATCTTAGCGATCTTAGCTTGATCTGCAGAGCTTAATCCAGTTCCAGCCGATGCTAATTCTGCTTTAGTAGCAAATTTACCTTCTGCTTCAGACTTATATG